GTGAGATCTCTGAGTTTTCCGTCTTCCTAGGGGTTCCCCGCTCACTGCAACTTGTGTGTTTACAGCGGTGTCCTCGCCAAAGGTACGGGTCGCCACTAAACCCTAGGACCATTAAGAAAATTCATTCATCTGACCAGACTCCCACTTACGTAGCAGTTGCCTTCAACCCTTCAACATCCAGGATAACTGAACGGTAAGGTCGCGCAATTTGAGCACTTGCCGTAGTGCCCTCGACTCCGAACAACCAGGCGCCCTGGACGGATCTGTCGAGCTCGTCGGCGTTACTAACTGTGAAGTTATTGTTAACGTCGAAGCGCTTGCGTCGAAGCTTGGGAGGCAGTGAGAAATTCCACTGCTGCCAAACAGGGTAGGAACGCAGATTAGCTAGAGATTTCACGATGACTAGCTTGGCGGCAAGAGTGCCGGCAGCAGCATAGTTGGCGATAATCTCCACATTGTCTGTGAATCCCACGTATACGACACCTGCGGTGCTCATAGAAACTTGGGGCACCCAATGGAACGTGGTCCCAGGCATGTAACGGTATGTGCTGTAGAGTTGCCCTATGGCACTCAACCCGCTTGCAGTGACATCAATTGTGGTGCCGGCGCACAAAATGGACGTACCGGTGATTAAGCCCGTAGCATCCGTGGTGGCATTGGTAGTGAACTCATTGCCACGCAAAGTTGTGTGATCGCCGATAACCCCACGAGGTACTGAAGAGGGCATGCGACGCCTTGTGTGCGAAAGCATGGTCCTGGGGTCTCTAGGCATTTCTGCACGTGATTTAGACTTCGCCATAAAGCAATTCCGCTGTAAAATCGGGTAAGTTATGAGGTTGTGTGAAGATTTGGCGATCTTCAGGCCCCCAGCTGCCGTCGTCGAACCATTTTTCAAGTGCGACTTGTGCATCTGGAACTATGCCTGTTGCCATGAAGAAAGAGTAACGGGAATAATCATCCGGTTTTGCGCCTCGCGACACCAGCTTATCGTTCTGCCCGTAATAGCCATATATGCCCTCAGTGGACACGCTGGTTTTTCCGGACACCCCGATTCGCGAGCACATGCTGTAGAAAGCTCCCATCACTGGGATGTCTTCAGCAACTGCGAGACCACAACCACCGATCTGACCCATTCTTACCCGGCACTCATCGACACGGTGCCCCAAGTTAACCATGGTAACATCTTTGAGCAGGGCGGATTTGGGATTGCGAACCATTCTCCAGCCACGTGGGCCTTTCATGGGTCTGCACTGACAAAACTCTATCTGCTCAAACTCTGAGACCGGTAACTCAGTGACAATCTTGAAACCAAAGTCACGAAAGAACTCACCTAAGTTGTCTAGGTGTTTCAAGTGCTTTTTCTCAAGAATCAACAAACAATCGTCACCATTGTTGCAAAGCTCAATCCGGACAGGGTGGGAATCGATGAAGGATTTACACATCAGCGTCATCAGGAGCTTGTTGCCCATCGAAGTGTTCATGTCTCCTGATGCTCTGCCGCCGCGCTTCCTGTATCTGAACCACCCATCTCCGGCTCGCGCCAACCCGAAATTGTCAACTTGCCACTCCAGCAGCTCCATGAGCTTCGGATCCCTGAACAATAAATTGTAAAGGGAATGCTCGAATCTCAAGGCCTGCTCGGATACATG